TGGGTACAGTTGATTATACAACAGGTGCTATTAAGATGTCAAATCTTATTGTTGATTCATACGAAGGTGATGCTATTAAGTTCACAGCTAATACAGTTAACAAAGATGTTAAGGCGCCTAAGGATAGGATTATCTCTATACGTAATCAAGACATCACAGTTAACGTAACTCAATTGACGGAATAAAATTACATGCTGAACGTTTCAAGTAATATTTCGACATTCATCGAAGAGCAGTATCCTTCTCTGTATAGGGAAGAGGGTTCTACGCTTGTTGAATTCACTAAGCTTTACTATGAGTTTAACGATGCCAAGATGGATCGTGACTTGTTTAAGCTACGTGATATCGATTCCACTCTAGCTAACTTTCTTGTATTCTATAAGAAGAAGTTTCTCCATGAGTTACCACTTGATACGATTGTAGATACTAAGTTTATTATAAAACATATTCAGGACTTATACAAGAGAAAAGGTTCTGAAGAATCATTACGCTTGCTCTTTCAATTGTTCTATGATACAGAGATCGAGATATTCTATCCCAGCACTAACGTATTAAAGCCTTCTGATTCAGTATGGGGCGGTGCTACGTATCTAGAGATGCAGAGTATTCACACAGTCATTGGCTATCCTATCACACGTGGTGACAAAATCGCAGGTGATATATCGGGTGCTATAGGCTTCGTAGATGAAGTCATCTTTGTTAACTTCACGGGCTCATTAGTACCTATTGTATATCTGTCTAATCTATCAGGTACATTCACAAGCGATGATGGTATTCTAGTCACACGTGGTGTAACATCCGCTATTAACTATGGCAAGCTAGTACAAGGTTCTATCAATAAGATATCAGTGACTAAGGGAACAAGACTACCTGGTCAGACCGTGGGTGATATAGTCAAGCTTCAATCACTGAGAACAGGGATTAGCGGTACTGCACAAGTACAAGCAGTCTCTACACTTAGCACAGGTCTTATCGAATTCGAGATTAAAGATAGCGGATATGGATACATTCTACCCGCACTCACTGGTCCACAGACAGAGATTAACATATCGAATCAAGTTGTTGTATTACAGCAATCATTAACGCCTACTATTAAAGTTGGTGATCCAGTATATGCAGAGAACAATTCTTCTGTAGTATCACCTATTAATGGCGTAGCATTCGATTCATCGCCAGATAATATCACAGGTGGCGGGCGAGTCGTTGGATACGTTCACCCCCTTGTGTATATCTCTACAGTAAATAGAACTAAGGCAACATACTTAACATATGTGTATGATCAACTCGCTTTAGAGTCTGGCTTCAATACGTCTGCGGTTGCTGACATAGCTACTGTATTCAACACAAAAGACTTAGCAACTGGTTTCAGATTAGGTGACATTACTAATAGTGGCTACGTGGCGGCTTCCTTGAATCATATTACTTCTACGGATGTAGGTATATTCAATACATACAAAAATGGCGGAAGCATCACGACAGCACAGGCTACATGGATCAATACTAAATTACTTCCCGCTCTATACTCTGCTGGCATAGGATACGACTTTACAGCATTGCCTACTAATGGTCAAGCTGATGTGATTATTGGTACTACTACTATTAATACCGTTTCTGTAGGAACGTTTAACTCTTCAGCAGTTTTTGAAGTTGAGGAGATATCTGCAACAGATCGTGAGACAGTGAGTATTATCACAGACATTATTGGAGACTTCGAACAGAAGCCTCTACAAGTTACTGTGAATGCAACCGCTATGTCTAACCCAAGAGTCTATCAGATAGAGACACTAGGCACTACTACTCAAGCACAATGGAATACTGCCGCTGGCACTTCAAGCGTAACATACGCAATAGGTTCTGAGTTCGTTGCTATTAGTGCGGCTGCTGGTGGTAACGGTACATGTATAGATGTAACAGCTACTAACTATGGCATGAGTGGTCCTAATAGTGAAACATTAAGAACTAAATTCAAAGACGCATTTACTCCTCTTACAGTTACTATTGGCTCTATAGATAACATTAATATAACATCATCTGGTAATGCATATCAGAATGACGTATTCAGTGAATTAAGTTATCTTGATGTAGTCAAGTTCGATAAGAGAAATCCTATTGTAACATTCGCTAATGTTGACTTCTTGCTAGAAGTTGGTGAGATCGTAACGTCTGCTATCGTTGTAGAAGACCCTACATATCAAGTTGCCGCTGGTATTGACTACACTGTCCGTGCTAAGTTTATTAAGAGAAGTGGTAATAACTTCTTCTTTAAGCTATTGAGTTTCCATAACTTTGATGTGACCAGGCAAGTCAATATTAGAGGTCAGCTATATACTATAACAGAAGTTCGTAAAGACATGACATCTAAAGCTATGGGAGCTAATGCTGATGTATCAGGCATTGCTAGTTACCAAACTGGTCAGATAGACACAGTAGAAATACGCAACACAGGCTTTAGATACGAAGACAATGAGGTTGTTAACTTACTCAACACTACAGATGCAGTTGTTGCTACAGCTACACTAAGAACATTAGGACCTGGCTTAAGCGAAGGTAAGTGGAAGACTACTAGTTCATTCTTAAGCGAAGTTAATAGAAAGATACATGACAATCATTACTATCAAGAGTACTCGTATGACATTGGATCTATTGTTGATCCAGCAAAGTATACTCCTCTAATTGATAATGTTGTGGGTGTAGCTGGTACAAAACTGTTCAGTTCCCCTCTCATAAATACTAATAGTAATTTATCTTCAACGCTAGATGTAGAGTTTCAAGTTTGGGATATCACTGAGATACAGTTGACGAACGAAGAGGGTACACAGAACTTGACTACTGAAGCTAATAACGGACTCGTAAGTACAGTCATAACTCTTGACACCACCACGACCGACGCAATTACAACACAGATAGGAACTTAACGGGTAGAATAATGGCAAAAATTATAACTGAAAATTTTAAAGTAGAGACTACGAAAGAGTTATTTGGCTCCTTTGTTAGTACTAATACTACGTTGAGTTCTAACTTTGCGAGTTCGCTCGGTGCGTACAACACGTCCAACACACTTAGTCTATCGTCAGGTAATCAATCTGCAATTGTAGGATTCGTAGATTCTCAGATGGCAACTCTTAATCCTGAATCCGATTACTACATCATGGGCTCTAGCATTGACAAGCCTAACAATATTCTAAACACACAGTTTGAGAAACGTGAGTTCGAGAGACGAGTTATTTTTGGAAACAAAATAACCGTTAACGACATTCGCTATATGTTCAAACTTAATCCCTGGTCAACGGGCATAATCTATGATGACTTCGATGATACGCAAGACGCATCACTGCTAAACATGTTCGTCACAGTAGTTAACAGCGAAGGCGACTACTACGTATTTAAATGTCTAGATAATAATGATGGCAGTGTATCGACAGTAACACCAAGTCTAAACGAAATCGACACTAGTACGTATGAATTAATTATTGCGAGTGATGGATACGTATGGAAATATATGTTCTCAGTCGCACAAGCAGATGCACAAGTATTCGCAACTACAGATAGTTTGCCTTTACCTTATCCTGCTCTAGGTAATACTCTAGTAAAAGCAGGCGCCTCTGAAAATATATCCCAGATTCTAATCACTAACACACCTAGTGGATTATTCAGTAAATGTGTATTCGGTCCAGGCACGGTCACTGTATCAGATCCCTCTGGTACTGCAAGTGCCTCAACAGTTGAAGTCGAATCAATTGTTCAAGATGCTACACTAACTACTAAGAAGAGCATATCGGTAAAGATTTCGCCTAAGTCTGGCGCATTCTTAGACACTAGCAATAACTCCTACGCTGATCTATATCTTTGGAGAAGTGATGGTAAAGTGTATGATGTTCTAACATCTATTCAGCCAAATGCCGCAGGTCAATACATAAACATAACAGTCTCAACAGCAGATACAGTTGCATCATTCACGGATGGAGGCAAGACGTACAAACTTCTACCGAAGATCAGAGTAAGTCGAAGCACATCTTCAGGCACTCCTTGTATCGCTTATGGTGTCATCGATAGATTTGGCACACTGACTAAAGTAAGTTTCAATAACAAAGGATCTGAATATAAGTTTGCTTCGGCAAAGCTTGTTCTTCCTACTGGTGTTGCGACAACAGCATTGAACCAATCATTAACTGCAACAGCACTAAGATGTGTTATATCACCCACCGGCGGACACGGATCAAATTCTATCGCTGAGATGTCTATGAGTAGATTAGGTGTTATCACAAACTTTAGTGGTGAAGATGTCTTGATTCCAGATGCTAACTACTATACGAAGGTTGCACTGCTAAAGAATCCTACATTCAGAGATGCTACTAAGCCAGTGCAGTTTGATAATAGAACAATCATAACACTCTCGGGTAATGTTACATCCACAGCCACAGCAGGAAAGTACGTCACGCAAACGATTGCTTTGAATGCTGGTGCGGGTAATGAGCAAGTTAGTGGTAGAATACACCAAAGTGTTTATAGCGCATCTGCTAATAATACCAAAGTGTATCTAGTGGACTACTCTGGTGATTTCCAGAATATCTTCCAGACTGGTAAGATTTTTATAAAGACTAGTCCAGATTCTGCTAATACAGGAGCAGGGATTGATATAAATAATAGTAATGTTGTATATGGTAACTACTCTCCTTATAGTGGAGACATTCTACACTTTGTAGATTTTGACCCGATACAGCGACAAACAGATCGTAAAGAAAAAATAAAGTTTATCTTCGACTTTTAAGGAAAAGAGTATAATACATGGGCATTAACACAGACTTAAACGTTGATCCGTACTATGATGACTTTAGCGAAGCAAAGCAGTTTAACCGTATTCTGTTTAAGCCCGCTAAAGCCGTTCAAGCACGTGAATTAACACAACTACAAACTATTCTCCAGAAGCAGGTTGAACGCTTTGGCTCAAATATCTATAAGGAAGGTACCGTAATTAGCGGCATCAACCTTACTGCTCGTCCAGATATTTTTTATGTAAAGCTAAACGATCAAGCAGACTTCACTGACCCGACAGTCTATAGTGAGACAGACAAGGTTACTTACACTGTAACAGGTGGAACATCTGGTCTAGTCGCTGAGATTATTAAAGGTGAGAATGGTTTCCAAACTCAGAATCCTAATCTCAAAACGTTCTTCATGAACTACATTGGTTACGAAACAACCACTAGTACTACAGACGTTAAAGAGTTTCAACAGGGTGAAGTTCTAACTATTAAAGTTGCTAAAGTCGCTGATGTAAATTCAGCAACTCTATACGGTGCTGTAGGCACCACGATCACAACTGTTACCGTTGCTACTGTAGCCGCCCATGCTGGCAGATCATTCGGACTAATATGCGAAGAAGGTGTACTCTATCAGAAGGGACACTTCATCTTTGTTACCTCCCAGTTCACTGTTATATCCAAATACACAAATACTCCTGGCGACATCTCTGCTGGTTTCACAATCAACGAGAATATTATCACATCAGGTATCGATGCAACCCTACTTGATAATGCCGCAGGATTTAATAACGAAAACGCACCTGGCGCTGACAGACTTAAGTTAGTACCAACACTAATCGCACATCCAACTGCAACTGAGCCAGAAGAATTCTTCGCACTCATTCGCTACGTTGATGGTAATGCTGTTCGTATTCGTGACAGGACTGAATTCAATACTATCTCAGCAGAGATGGCACGTAGGACATACGATGAGTCAGGCAACTATGTAACTAAAGGACTGAACGTAACACTAGAGCAGTCTGGCACAAACGCATATGCCGTCATCTCTCCTGGTAAGGCATACGTATTCGGTAGAGAAGTGCAGAACCTTTCTAGTAGAAAACTATTAATCGAGCCAACAACTCTTACACAGTCGAAGACGAATCAGACCACTGGTGTTTCTTATGGACAATATTACACATACAACCATACAGCAGGGCAGGTCGTAGATCACTTTGCTCTAGACGGAAGTAGATTTAGCCTAAAGAATTCATCCAATGCGATAATCGGTACTGCTTCAGTATCTAATATCACACCTGGTAAAATATATGTTTACGCAGTCACGAAGACTGCTGGACAAGAGAACACTGTAATCACTAAGATTGCTAACACTCCGTTAACTAACAGTGGCGTACTTTACGGTACTAACAGTGGCGGTAAGATATTCGATGCTGGTAAGTCTAGCATGAGTACTATCAGCGCCGTCAAGTTCACTAAGAGAATGCGTCTTGCTATAGATGCTAGTGAAGATGCAACGATTACTCTATCGCAAACAGCTACAGAGCAACCGATAGCTAACTCTTCCATATTCGCAGTTGATGCCTCGAATCAAGTTATAACATTAACTTCTTCCGCATACGTAGGTAACAATGTAGCTGTAGTATTAAGTTCGGGCACTGCCCAGTTCTTGTATTATGATGCAATCATATCTGGCACGGACGAAGATGGGTTACAAGAACTAGATGTTTATGTCAAGTCAACGTTCTCAGGTGGTAAGGCAACTATTGGTCTTCCTAATGCTATCAAGATTCTAGAAGTCATTGATCAAGACGGAGCAGGTGTAGACGTAACAGGTAAGTTTAGACTTGTCAACAATCAGCAAGATAATTTCTATGGCATCTCACACATCACCGCCAAATTAGGTGAGACTGTATCTAACAATGCGCTCAGAATTAAAGTGAAGGTACTGAAAAGAACTTCTACTTTAGGTAATGGATACATTACAGTAGATAGCTACAGTTCAGTCACAAGTAAAAATCTAGTTAAAGATTACGTAGGTAAAAACGGATTAAGTTATAACCTAGTTAACAGCTTTGACTTTAGACCATACGTAAATCCTACAGTATCATATTCTGTAGGTGTTGCCGGTGCACCATCTGCAAGCGTGGTAGGAATAGCTATTGTACCTGGAATTCAACCCTCTAATGAAAGCACCATAACATCTACTCACGCATACTATATGGCTAGAGTTGATAGTGTTGTCATTGATGAGTTCGGTGACATATCTCTCTACAAAGGTGGAGAAGCAGAGAATCCAAGTATCCCAACACTTCAAGGACTGTATGCAATCAACAACATATTTGTTCCTGGTAACACAACTTCAGTAAGTGGTAACAACTCCCTCAAGATTAGTGACGTATCGAATAAAAATTATACGATGAAAGAGATTGCTGGCATTGAGAATAGAATTGATCGCCTAACTAATCTCGTTTCATTAAGTCTCTTAGAGACAGATGCCAAAAGTATCTTTATTCCAGACGCTAGTGGCAACGATAGATTCAAGAACGGCATTCTTGTAGACGCATTCAAAGGTTTACAGATAGCGGACCTCACTGATCCAGAATTCAAAGCTGGTATTGATAAAACACGAACAGTTGCAACACCATCAGTTGTTCAGTTCCCGATTGACCTAAAGGTTGGAGCAAGTACTGGAGCTAATACGTTCCAAGACATTATAACATTAGCAGACACCGGAACACGTGTGACTGTTATTAATCAGCCTTTCGCAACTAGCTTTAGAAACTGTGTATCTAACTTCTATAACTATGCAGGTAAAACTTCAATCAATCCTCCGTTTGACGCAGGCTATGATGTTGTTCAAAACCCAGCCATTAACTTAGAGATAGACTTAGCTACTCCCATCTTGGATCTAATTGATAACTTACAAGAATTCTTTCCACTGACAAGAGAGCAGACTGACACAATAATCAATGGCTTTACTGGTACTTCAACTACAACAACAAGTACCTTAACAACTGACACTAGTCGATTTACTGAATCAGTTGGCAACTTTGTAACTGATGTTACGATGAAGCCATACGCTGCCGCCAAAGAGATTAAGATTCTCGTGACTGGTCTTAGACCTAACACTAGACATTACTTCTACTTTCAACAGGACGATGTTAATGCTTATATTTATCCTGCAAGTGTAAATGCTACTGTAGTTGGCTCTGGCACAGAGTACAACGTTGCAGATGTAGAGATAAACGGACTTCTTGGTGCAGCCGTACGTACTGACTCTGAAGGAACTTTATCAGCAGTGTTTAATCTACCCGAAGCCACATACTGGGTAGGAGAGAATACGCTAGAGATCACGGACGTTAGTTCATACATTAATATATCTTCAGCTAAAACATCTTACAGTAAGGCAATATATAGAGCATACAACTTCTCAATAGGTAAGTCCGAGCTGAGTACAACTACTCGTACTGTCGATATCGATACAGCTCAGAGTATAGTTCAAAGACAGTTCCAGATACCACAGCCAGTGGATCCTATCGCTCAGACATTCGTTGTACGTGCTTCACAAGCCGGCGGTGCTTCTGTATCGTTTATCAGCAGTCTCGACTTATTCTTTAATAAGAAGTCTGCGACTACTGGAATAACTGTCGAGATCAGAGAAGTTGTTAATGGATATCCTTCTAATACTGTATTACCTTTTGGCAGAAAACACTTGAGATCGAATCAGGTAAACGTATCCACTACTGGTGCTACTGCAACTACAGTCACGTTTAAGAATCCTATTAAGCTTCAGGTAGAGAAAGAATATTCGTTTGTTGTTATTCCTGATCAGAATTCTCCCGACTATCTGATATACACAGCTAAGGTTGGTAACACAGACTTAGCATCAGGAACATCTATCACGAACGATTGGGGCGACGGAGTACTATTCACATCTACAAACGATAGTGCTTGGAAATCTTATCAAGACGAAGATATTAAGTTCACTCTAAAGAGATACCAATTCCAGTCAACAAATGGTAGTGTTGATCTTGAGCCGAACGATGTAGAGTTCTTGACTATATCCGGAACGACTAAAAACTTTGTGAATGATGAATTAGCTTACGTTAAAAAGACTACGCAATATGCCGCTGGAGTAAATGCACGAGCATTGACTATTACTGGTGGTAGCGCATTCGCTATAGGCGACTATGTTCTTATCGAATCAGGAACTAATAAGTTCTTATCAGAAATTGTAGGAGCTACTAATAGTGGAGCAAATCTAACACTCAGAACTCCTTACAATAGTTCAGCGACAACAGCCGCAACAGCATTCTTTGCTATAGCAGGCAGAGTCTCACACTTTAATAGTAGAACAGCAACACGATTGTTCTTACGTAAGAGTTCGGCAACAGCTACTAACTTACTTGCTGCCACTGAGGTTATAACAGGATACACGACTGGTGCTTACGCAACTATTGCAAGTATCGATAGCGAAGAAGTCTCATACTTTCAGCCACAAGTGTTTACTAATAACTCGATTAAGACATCGACTAGCTTGACACTCTATAACGGATCAGCAATTGATAAGACGATCCCATCGAACGGAAACATCTATACAACTAACAATGCAAGAACTCTTAAGAGTAAGAGTAATATTGTTAATGCTAGTCTAAACGATACGCAAGACTTTAAGATTAGAGTTGCTATGAGCAATGCTACATTCCAGTCTGCTTCACCTATCGTTGATGCTGATATATCCATGCTTAATGTATATAAGTATAACATAGCCAACACAGCGGCACTATCGTCTGCTTGGGTAACAAGAGAAGTTGTTCTAGCAGAACAATTAGATGCATCAGGATTGAAAGTACTTCTAAGCGCATTCAGACCTGCTGGCACTTTCGTAGATGTCTATGCTAGATTTGTTTATCCTACAAACGTTGAAGTGCAAAGTGATTGGATTATATTAACTAACTCTAACCTAGATTTATATTCTAATCCTTCTAACACGAAAGATTATAGAGAGTTTGAATATACCTTACCTAGTGAGACTAATGAGTACAGCACTTTTCAATTAAAGATCGTAATGCGCCATGCTACTACGGCAGAGATTAACTCAAATGACCTAACAGTTGTACCAGCGGCAAACCTATTCCCGCACATATACGACTATAGGGCGATTGCACTGACATGAGTACAGATGTAATAGGTTTCACAAGAAAAGATGGCGCCCTAGTTAACCATGACATAGGCGCCTTCAGATCCGCTAAAGCGAGAATGGAACAGAGTAGGGTTATTCAGTCAATGGAAAAGCGTATACATAAGCTAGAGTGTGCAATAGAATCGCTACAACAAACATGTAAAGAGAAAATCAAATGAGCCTAACCTTAACAGCAATTACAAATGAAAACACGTTCGGTATCTGGAAAGATAGAACGAACGAGATGATTACCGGATTCGGTACTGTTATTACTATGGGTGATACTGCTTCAGCAAACACTGGCAATATCGCACTAACAGGCAACGTAACGACCAGCGGCACATTGTTTACAGACACCATAGACGCATTGGGTGCTGGCAACATAATTAACATGAACTCTACCTTAGACGTAAATGGCGATCTAGGAATAAACAAGGCTGGTTCATCTCTATTAAAATTCTACTTGAGTGATGTGCATAAGTGGACAGCATCAGCTACGAGTGCATCGATATTTGAAATTAAAAATGCCGCAGGAACTAGAATATTAAAACTTGACGCAAGTACGGGAGTCAATACCATAACAGGTACCGGACTGACAATTAGTAATGATATTCTGCCCGCATCTATAACTTCAAACATTACTGGTAACTCTGCAACAGCGACAACCTGGGCTGCAGCCCGAACAGTGACATTTGCTGGTGGCGATGTAACAGGAAACTTTAGCATAAATGGATCTGCGGACGTAGGTTCTGTAAACTTGACCGTTGCTGATAATAGTCACAATCATACTGTTGCCAACATCACTAACTTACAGACAACACTTAATGGATATCTACCACTATCAGGTGGAACACTGACTAATCATATAAATCTGACGTATCAAAAGGAAATTAAATTTAACAATGCTGTCAGTCCAACTGCTTATTCCTTTATAAAACACGGTAGCTATGCGACCAACTCAAATGCATTTGTGATATACTCAGTCGGTAATCATATCGTATCTCTGGGTACAGGATCCAATAGCTGGTCAATAGTAGACGGTATTACTACAAAAGTTACAATAGACAAAAGTAGCGGTAACATCACAACGATTGGCGACATCACAGCATTTGGCACAATCTCTGATATAAGACGTAAAGAAAATATTGTAAAGATTGATAATGCCTTAGATAAGATTTCTAAAGTATCTGGTTACACATATAACTACATCGGTGATGAGACTCCTATGACTGGTGTCATTGCTCAGGAACTTGAAGAAGTTTTACCAGAAGTAGTGTACGAAACAGAAATGGTAGACGGCACATCATCTAAAGCTGTGAGACATGGTAACATAGTCGGACTTCTAATTGAAGCAATTAAAGAACTTAAGGCGGAAGTCGAAGAACTCAAGAAGGATAAGTAGAGATGGCAATTACTGTCTTAGATCCAGATAATAATCCTAATACAAGACCACCAGCTTTAAAGTTCGGAACTACTAGTGACTCTACTGGGTCATCAGGAAATACAAGTTTACGTAAAGAATATCCAACTGAGGTAGGATCAGCATCGCTCAGTGAATACTACAGAGATGGTGGAGTTGTTCCAGCATCAATACCATCAACAAATACAACTCCATACATTGCAGAAACGTTAAGAGTGCCAAACATTCATCCACCTGATGAAATTATTAATATTGATATTGGTAATGAAGGCGGACAAGGTGGCAGTGGAAACACAACAATAGTGTTTCAGCCTTCACTTCTTGGCGACCCATTCTACCTTAGACTGCCTGTAGCTAACGTTACGACACTAGGCACAGCTAGATTTATTTGGGGTACAAATATTCAGTTTGATGCGACCAACCAAAACATAATCACTATAATGACAACTCCCGTGGAATACTTAGGCTACGTTTATAAACGATCCCTGCTGGGAGGAGATTATCAGTATACAGATGGTGGAGTCCTTTACTACTATTTTGGAATTGAAAGAAAGCCTGTATCTACACCAGTATCAATCAATGACGGTGTACCAACAAGTGGTTCCATTAGCTTTTCACAGTTATACGGAAGCACGAAAGTTATCAATCAGAACTATACTGTACCTGCATTGAATACAACAACGTTTACAGGCGAAAGAGGCAGAGAGCCAGACGGTTCATTAGGCGCTCCGGTCGGCATAGGAAAAAGGAACTTCTATCCAGGTCCCAGTGGTAATCAAACACCAAACGCTACTCTAAAGATGATCAGTTTCGATATAGGATTTAATGCTAAGATAACGGTTACAGCCTCCAGCGGTAGTGTTCCTATCTATGCATTAGCAGAATATCAGCCAAACTCTGTTGGCGCACTCTATATGAGTATAAGATATCCAGGCTTTAGAGTAATTGGTCCTAATGGAGGAGTAGTGTTACAAAGCTTCAACGCTGGCGATAGTCTGGGCCAAATCAACAGGACTGCAATAAATAGTTCTATTGCTACAGCGAGTGTTGATAACCTAACGCAAAGAGGTACATATTATTTTGAGTTTTGCGCTCAGATTTTCCACCGATGGCAAGGCCCAGAGCGGCTACACAACAACGGAATAACTTGGACTACACCACAGTTTGAGATAAAGGTAGAGACAACTTAATATCCGTCTAGTGATAAGTATAAATAAAGACAGATGATAAACATTAAAGGCAACAGAAGATGACCATAAAATTTACTGGATTAAGCGCAATCAATGCCGCAGGTGTAGCTGATGCGGATCTGTTTATACTTACGGACAGTTCAGAAGTAGCATCCAAGAAAATTACCTTCAGCGATCTAAAGACAGCAGTCTTACCTGCTAGTACTTTTAGTTCTTCTGGCACAAACATTCCATTAATCATTGCTGGAATAAACGCATATCAAGGTGCATCTACCAACGGACTAAATGCTGGTAAGTTATACTACATCGATGGAACAGAATCTAGTAGTGCTGACAACTACAAAAGTCCAGGATACTTTCTAAATTATGCCAAACTTTCTGGCGCACCAACTATTCCTACTGATGTAAAAGTCCTTGCTAACACTGGAAACTTTTTAAGATACGATTCAACTAGTCAGGGAATCCAGTATAACACTGGCGCTAATATATCTGGCACTACAGTTGCAATGTCAACTAGTAATTTACCAGAAGGTACTAATCAATACTACACAGAGGTTAGAGCCAAAGCAAGTATAGTTGCTAACTTCGCAGATCAGTTCAATCAATATAACAGCACATTCGATAAGGGTGATGTTAGGGATAGTCTTGACGCACAAGCGATGACCTTCTTAACTTCAGGAACTTATGGTCAAGTAACTGACGGGCAAACACAGTCGAAGACTTTACGAGTTACAAACACAGCACTTAAAGCCAACTTTGCTGTTGGACAAATACTCAGAGTATATGGCGCATCAGCAATTCATGATGCAGGTTCTATCACATCAACGTTCGCAGTTGTGCCTACAGGATTCGCAACAACAGCCGAGACCCTTAAGGGCGGTACACCAGCTCTTGTAGAATATAGCTATAAGATTGCGGAATTTGACATAGTGACTGGCGACATTTCTGCTCCTACAGCGGCAATCTCTACAAGTGTAGGTGTTCCATCCTCCTCTGGAGCAAGTACTCAAGCAGATGCATTTAATTCATCAGTATTCATCAAACTACAATTCTCTAATGTGCCAGCAGATAAAGGACTAGCAGTCTTCAGACGCATCGGAACCTCAGGAGACTATAAACTTACTGTCGTTCTTGGAAGAAAAGAAATCGATGCCGCGGCATGGATAGACTATCAGTCATTCGATTACACATCGTGGTCTGGAAAGAACATCGTTGATAATACTTACACAGCAATCACACACTTTCCGTTAACAGCACATAGTGCCGCTAGACGTGGCTGGGTCGATAAGACGATTATGGCTATCACTGATAATGCGGCTAGTTTCGACCTGACATTAGATGACTGGTGCTTCATTAACACTGGCACAGTTCAAGTGTCACATAACGATACGCAACTTATTCAATCTGCTATCAACTCTAATTTTGCTGTAGGCAAAAAGAGTATCATACTTAACGCTAAGACTTATAACACTGGGCAGATTATTTTGCCGAGTAACTTTGGCCTAGTAGGAACATCTTATATTACTAAGATGAAGAAGTTGGCATGGACAGGTGGCGAAGTATTAAATTCCAAATTCATTACGATTAAAGCCAACACAGTAGCAACATCGCAATCAATAGTGGGCATCGATATCGAAGGCAACGCTTCTAATCAAATCCTATTCCCAGACTCAACCACAAAGAATGTTAACTACTTACTAGACTTTAGTACTAACTGCGAATCTCTATTGCTAGATCGAGTAAGAATTACTAACGCTCCAGCTGGTGGAATATGGGCAACTAATCCTATAGAACTTAAGATCAACACGAGTGAGATCATAAACAGTGGTGTTTCTGATAGATACAATTACTCACCTCTTATCGCTGATAGCGGTTCAGATACTATGATCATAGGTAATAGGTTTCAGAACTATACAGATTTCCTAGATACGTCTGTGACTAACAAAGGAATTGTTGCTAACAACGTTATCGACAATTGCGGTAGTGGTCTATTCGTATACGGCTCAGTGTTCTTCGTATCTTCACCTAACGTATTGATGGGACCTGCACAAGAGTTCTTACCTACTCCAGACATTCTTAATTCTGAATATGATCTCATCAACTTAGATTTGAGTTCTGCCAATGGATCAAGTTCAGCATTCAATAGTCCTATTCATGTTTATCAAGAAAACGGAGCAGCCTTTGATCTGTCTGTTACAGCGGGTTCAATAAACACTGTAGAGTATAGAGCGTTTTATCTATCTAAAGCAGCCGCTGGTGTTGAAGAAGTTTATGGAACAAGCACTGTATCAGGAAGTTTTGTTATAGGTAAAAGATATACTATTCTAACTCTAGGCAACACATCTCAGGCTCAGTGGACAGCAGCCGCAGTGGGCAGCCAAGACACATGGTCAGTCGGTGATGATTTCATTGCGGGTACAGTAGGAGCTTCATCTACTGGCACAGCAACTAGTGGCGGAGTTGACACAATAACAATTAACGACAGACCTGGAGATGCAAATAGGGCTCTAGGACAATTCGCATTCACACTTCCTGCCGCACAAGTTCAGGCAATTAAGACTGCTAACGGAGCAAACTCTTATACAACTCTACTGGCAGCTAATGCAAATCACGTAGGAATTGGTTGGACAGCATCACTTAGAACAGAAGTGACGGCAGCCACAATATCAGGAACTCCAGTGTGGAAAGTTGATAATACAGCTAACACTTTGACTCCAGGTAACGCAGGTGTTAACCCAACATATACAATCACAGCAACAGGTCTAAAGTATCTATCTATCAATCAGAAAGTTCGATTTAGTGGACACACAGGTTTCAGTAACGGTGGCAACATTAACGTAGGTATCGTAAGAACAATAACAACCACAGGAGGGACATCGGTGATACAAGTACAATTCATTGGAGCAGACGGTGGAACAAACCAAGCTAGCCCCACAGCATTAAATGCTGGTACTGGCGGTAAGCTAAATATAATCGATACCTTTGTGATGGCACAAGGAAGGATAATCTAATATGTCAAGTATAACAAACGTAAATAATAATGCCAGTGTAGTCAACGTAGGCCGTACAACTCCAGTATCTCCAGGAGTTCAACCAGCCGCTAAGTCTATTCCGGTAGTAATTGCTTCTGACCAAAAAGCGATTCCAGTCGAGGAACAAAATAAAGTTCAATCGGAAGTAGCACTATCGCTTCTTGGTATTCCTCGTGCAGAAGTTGCCTTAGGCATCTTCGCAGATGTTAACACATATGATGTTAACCCGACAGAGTGGTCATCTAATCCACAGTACCACGTTACTGGGCATGGCATCAAACACCTTCCCAATGAAGCTGGTGCATTAGTAGAAGCTCCTCGAAATAAAACAGCAGTACTCACATCTAAGCGTTTCTTTAGATATCAGCCTGGTCGTGTATCGGCCGCAACATTCGGTGTCAAGAGTACCAAAGGTGTAGCTAACTTCTCACAGAATCCATCTATTCGAAAGTTTGGAATCTACGACAACTTTGATGGATACTTCTGGGAAACTAGAAACGATTCACAAGAAGATAACTTCTCAGTAGTAAGACGCTCACAATCTATGATCAAAGCGCCTACGTCTCCAACTGGTATTGTTGGTCAACCACTTAAGGGTGGAGCGGCAGCAGGCACAGTAGGTGCAACTCAGAATGATGATTACAGAATCATCGGTCAGGGTCAGAAAGAGACGGTTGTTGAAAGCACATTATTAACTAAAGATAGAGCGTTACTGACTAAGGTACGTTTTGATATTGTCAACTCAGCACTTGCTACAGTTGCAACCGCATATAACACTACAGGATCAGTATCAGTTACTCCTCCTGGTGCTGGCACTACTGTAAGCGGATACTCTATCGCTAATGGAGCATACACAGCTACTGGTGCCTTCTACGCAGATTTGGCATTAGCTATCAATGCTTCAACTAACGCACCTGATATTACTGCCCATCAAGTTGAGATAAAATGTAAGCGTGATTTGGATTACTGGATTGACGTATACCTAATGGACATGGAATATGGCGGCACTAAGCACACTGAGATCAACGTGTGTAATTATGCTTCTGGAATATTCCCACAGATTGCTACATTTGAAAAAGCAATGCACTTACAGTTGAACACCTTACTTGTTACTCAAGGTGCTCTCATGGCTGCCCTAACAACCGCAGGTGACACTAAGTTAACTGCTCTCGTTGCTATCACTAATACTGCATTCAATAGAAACAATGGACAAGCAATTCTCGTTCCCACACTATCTGCCGCTACTGGATATGGCAACAGAAGTAAGATAGAAACAATATTCGCTGTTAAGTATCATTACTGGGCATACCTAGTGTCTGCTGCCACAGCGGCAAACGTAGCAATTACATACACAGTTCCAGCTGGTGGATTGAGTTCGGGTCTTACTGCTATCGATATCAAATACAAGTGTCAACGAGACGTTGGATATATTATCGATGGATATAAGAACGACATAGCGGGTGGAGGTGATGCTGAAACCAAATATAACATGACCATGTATTATAAAAATGGTCGACCAGCTAGTTCTGAGAATTTTACAGGCATGTCTATCTATTCGCAAACAGCCGGTGGT